GCTCGCGTCGGGCGCGGCATATCGGGCAGTCGTCGAAATTGTCCCGGCTGTGACCGGGCTCGATGATGTCGCCCGTATTCAGATCGGGTACGCCGCCGTGATACAGGACACTCATCGTCTGCCTCCCAGACTCTCGTAGATCAACCGATAACGCTTGTCCCCGTTGCACATCGCATTCCAACGACGGATGGCGGCGGCGAGCATCATGTCTTTCGGCCACTCCCACTCCACTGCGGGCTTCGACTTCAACGCGAGAGCATACGGCTTATACCTGCATCCGCCGCACCGGAAGACCAAAGCGGACAGATAATGCTGCTCCTCCCATTTCGCCTTGACCTTGCCCCCGCATTTGGGACACGGGCTAATTTTGTGAAAACGCATCAGTCCATCCTTTCGTCCAACCATTTGATGTCCTCCCAGATCGAGGGCATGACCTGATCGAGAGCGCCCATACTGCTCAACGCCCATACTGCGCCGTAGTTGGCGCGCTCTCGCACCGATGTGACATAACCCTTGTCCGGGAAGACATGAGACTCCGCAATCCAGTGGAACGGGAGCATTCCCTTGCGCAGAATCAAAGTGAAACGTTCATGGCTAACCTTGATGAAGCTCCTCATGTCGCTCATTCCTCCGTTGCCTCCATCGGGTAATTGATGTCTTCAAGCGAGTCCGCGGAATAGGTCAGCTTCACGAGCCTGAACGGTTTCTGCGTCTCCGGGCCTCTGAACGGTGGCTCATATTCCCACCATTCGCTGCCGTCGTATTCTTCGCGGCGCAGGAAACCGCCATCGGTGAACGCCACGACCAGATCGGCGGCTATCTCCTGACTGCCGTATCCGTCGTCGTAATCGATGTCGAGCACCTTTTCGGCCTGACTCCACGGAATTCCCAGCTTCTCGTCGCGGGAGCCTACGAATCGAACGTCATCGGTCGAATGCTCGCTTTGTGAGATCGCACCCTTGGTTTCATCTAAAAGATTCATTCTTCCGCTGCCTTTCCTTGCATTGCCTTGACTGCGAGTCGCATGGCGTCGTAGTATTCGGCCCTCAACGCGCAGTCAGAATCCCATTGAGGGTAAGAGTCGGGCTTCAACGCCTCGTAGAACGCTTTCGCCCCGGCTTCGATTTCCTCGTCCGTGGGCCGGCGCGTGGCTCCGGCGATAAAACCGGCCTCGTATTCCTTGCCCTTGGTCGTGCCACGTATTTCCTCGGGGGATAGGCGGACAGCTCGTCGGATGACAGCCCACTTCGCGTCACTGCTGATGATGCTCATAGCCCGCGCCTCCATGCCTTAATCGGGTGAGTCGGATCTAAATCGAACGACTCGCAAAAACACGAATACGCGATACATGCGAGTATCACCACCATGCTTATAGCGAATACCGCTACAAGCACCACAGCGAAAAAGATAACTACGCCCTCCAGAATGCCGTTCATGCTTCCACCGCCTTTGCCGGGCGGAATGGGGCATATTGAACCAGTTGGGAGACTGAGAAAATTTCCCGCTGGAGTCCCCATTCGTCAGCGTCGTCATAGACAGGAACCGCTTGATGATCGCAAACTTGCCAGATCGCATCATCCTTGTCTAGCCACAACCCGTCATGGTTGGGCAGCTTCGGCTTCCGACGCAATGCGTAGGCGAAGTTTGAATTAAACATCCAATCGTGGAAGTCGGGAATCTCTGCCTGTACCATGACTGCAAGGGTGCAGTCTGTTTCGTCATCATCATCGACAGCGACAACGGAGAATCTATTGCCGTTCGTCGCGACGAAAATATCGCCCGTGCAAACATCGTGAATGTCATCGATACGCTCGTACTCGGGGTCATCCACCAATTCGATAGACTCGATGTCGGCTTTCGGGACGAACAGGTCATCGCCCATTCCTAGGGTGAGAACGTAAGCGCTCTTAATATCGCCGTTTTTGTCAGCTACGCCGGTTGCTACGTCCCCGTTCTTGAACGTGACCTTGATATGTAGTCCGGCCATCTCCTTGCAGGTCTTGCCTTCCCAGAATGGTTTCTCACTCATTGACAGCCTCCTTGGCTAGTTGTCGTTTACGTTTCCGCTTCGCCTCATACTGGGCGTATTTCTCGGGATGCTCCAACATCCAACGGCGATGGTATTCAGCCATCTCACGCTGATGGGCGGCGGCATACTTACGAGCCGAAGCCCGAGCCTGAGCCAAATGCTCCGACCGGTACCGGCGTGCATACTCATTGCGTTTCTCACGATTACGAGCGTTCCGCCGATTCGCCAGATCACGCAGATGCTGCGCATACTCGGGGTCGGTTCGACGCCGTTCCGGCAATAGTCGATGAACTCCTCATCGGTCATGTCATCAACGTTCACAGCCACACCTCCCCATTAGTGAACCTGCGGAACAACACAGGGTCGAGCTTGTACAACGCCCGCCGAAACTGCGGGTCACGGCAGAACGGGATGAACAACAGGCTTACTGCTTCGGCGGTTCGCATCGCGTCCAACCTCCCTTATCGTCCAGAAGCACCCAACCATGTTGGGCGGTGAGAATCGGCACCAGTTCGGGGTGATCGTTGAAACCGCTCACGATGTACCCCAAGCTCATGGCCTCACGCGGATGGGCGTGAATCCACCCATGACATCCCGTATCGCCACTCCCACACGCCAAGATGAGGTTCGACGCCTCATGCAGTCCCGGCCACTTGTGTGACCGGAGTCTGCGATGATGCCGGCTGAAACCGCTCCAATGGAATGGTTTGCCGCAGCGGACGCACCGGTATTGGTCGCGTGCGTCCACCAAATCCTTGACGTGTTGGGACGGGTTAGATCTGCCCATTTCCGTATTCGTCCTGGGGTTGGCTCCACGGGTCCGTAGGCTGCTGATACTGCTGTTGCGGTTGCTGGAATCCCTGTTGCGGCTGCTGGAATCCTTGCTGATACTGCTGCTGCGACTGTTGGAAACCAGACTGCTGGGCCTTGGGTTTCGCGCTCAACACCGCAATGGTGCGGGCCGCGACATCCCAATTCTCATACCGTTTCCCATCCTTTTCCGACACTCTTTTGGACAAGCTGCCGTTCACAAGAACCTTCACGCTCATGTTCGGCTGGGACTTCAACTGGCGAACCTGATTCAAAGCATCCTTCGCCTGATTCGACAAGGGACGCACACCATAGAACTGAGGCTCCTTGTCAACCCACTGGTTCGTGTTCTTATCCGTGTAACCCGGATGGACGCTGACGTTGAGAATACTGGAATCCTGAAAATCCTTGATCTCTCCCGCATATCCGGTAAACTCGATGCTTGGTTCTCCGGCCATTACGCATTCCTCCTGTAATTATTCGTCTTGTGTTTCTCCATGGCCCGCCTGTTGCAGGCCAGCATGTGTGATTGGGCTCCGGCGCAATCAACGGCACCGCATGTGGGGCATTGGGGGAGCGTGATCTTGTCCCCGTGAGCCCACAGGCATCTGGCGCACTTGCAGCCCGGCCTCGGGGTGAAAGTCACTCGAAGCTCGCCTCCACCTTCGTGAACGGGAAACGATCATCCCGGACACTGGTCTTGAAGAACTGGCTGCGGGATTGGGACTGGCATGGGAAGGCGGGGGCGATGGTGCCATCATGGGAGAGCACCGGCATCCAACGTTTGCCGTCATGCTTCCACACCGATTCGGTGCGAGCCTTGTAGAAGCCCGGCTCCTTCGGAAGGTCATCCATCGTGTACGGTCCGCGGTACGCATATTGGAAAAAGGAGTCATCCATCCACAACCCGTCCGGAAAGCCGAGCTCCCAGATACTCAGGCACAGGGTCTGTCCGCCCACACGGTCAGAATCCGTCTTCTTCACCGTGTACTCGTTGCCGTTCTTCACCACCACTTTGTCGCCGGGGCGAACCTTCGTGATATCGGTGATACGCTCACGGAAAGCATCATCCACCAGTTCGATGGACTTGATACCGGAGTAAGGGACGAAAGCCGAGGATGAACGAATGGCGGGAGAAAGAGAGACGCAATGAGCAACGTTTCCCACCATGTCGAGCGTACTGGTCATCGTGTCGCCGTTATTCCACGTTATCTTGACACGCAGCCCCTCCAGCTCCCCGCAGGTCTTGCCTTTCCAGAACGGTTTCTTGTCATCATCTTCAGCCTGCTTGACGGATTCCGTCTCGGGCTTCGACTCGTACACATGCACGTTCCGAGCGGAACCGGTACTGTACCCATCGCCAAAATCCAAGAAAACCACGAGATTGCCTTCATCCTCGGTCTCGATGTACAGTGGCGGCTTATGGCCCATACTCATGATGAGAACGTCCACCATGCTTTCCGGGTTCTTCATCTCATGCAGTTCGCCCGCATAATGCCCGTCCGCATCATCAAACTCAACCCACATGCCCGGCTTCACGTCGTTCAAACCAATCTCACTGCTCACTGGGAGCCTCCTTAACCTTGTCGTTATGCTGTCGATAAGCGTCGATGAACCGTTGCGCCTGATATTCGGTCAACGTGCCATAAGCGACCCGCGTTTGCAGGACGTTGCCGATGAAACCGTTCTCCTGACCCACCGGAATCTTGCAGTCTTCAAGAATCCGGTCGATCTGTGTTTTCTGCTCGTCGGTCATACCCTTGACAGAACGCTTTTTGTAGCCGCTCGTCTCACCGTCATCATCCGTGGTCGCCAGTCCGAACGCGCCGCAAGTGCTGTAGCGTCGCGCATACGTCAATGCGGAACCGAGGGCCTGCATGACGCTCATGCCACGCGAATCACCCACCTCGACCGGGATAAGACAATTACTGGCAATCCACTTGTCCGTGCCCTTCTTCCTGACGGCCGTATCCACATACAGGCGTCCGTCAACCAACTGGGTCGGCCATTGCAGGTCGAACCCCTGCTCGTCCACATAGTTCACGACCTGAGCCAGGGTCGCATACGTGCCACGACCGCCCCGAGCGTCCTTCTTAATTACCGCCATGATTCAATCTCCTCCTCTTCCTCCAACAGCTTCCAGTCGGGGAACACGACATCCTTCGGGTATTTAGGCAACCCGTAGGCCCTCATGGCCTCCAACGGGTCCTCCGTGTTGTCACGGAACCATCTGATGCCCTGCAAGGCGTGGTTTATCTTCGGTTCCGCCAGTTCGGTGATGATGGGCGAATCCTCCTGAATCTCGTAGCGCATCCAGTCGAACGGCGGGTTCTTCTCCTGCACGACGAACTCGAAACCCAACGGCCCCTTATATTCGGGCATCGTCAACCGGTAGAGACGCATGTAGAACGCGGCCTGAATGTGATACCCGTACTGCCAGCAGGAACGCTCGAACTCGTCCGGCGACTTCACCGTGGTCTTGTAATCACGGATACGCAGCACACCATCCGGGTCGGGAGTGGACGGCAACCAGTCCGCCTTGCCCTTAATCAACAATCCGGTATCAGGGTCGGCGGCGATCATCGCCACCTCCGGCTGACCATCCAGCTTCGTGAAGAAATCTCCAACCATGTCCCGCATGGCCTCGACCTTCTCCACATCATCGGGGGAAAGCCATACGATATCCTCGCCCTCATGCAGTTTCAATGTCTCCGCATACCTGGCTTTGCCTTCCTTGGTGCGTAGGTTCGGTTTCACCAGCACCTCGGGGCCACTGCCCAATATGAGACTGTGAGCCGCCTTCCCGAACTCGAACTGGGGGGAGGACGAATGCTCGCCGGTCAGATACTGCGAATACGCCAACGGGCTGACCAGATACTTCTTCAACGCGGTCTGGTCCACCGCGTCAAACGCGAAGTAATCGTCATCGGCCATCTGCTCGACGGTCATTGCCACTCCTTTCTTGCTTTGAGTACTTCCTTGCCTAAAACCTTGATGGTGTCGGCCACCGAGTCGAGAAAATCGTCAACGTCCTCCGCGTCGTAGACCTCTCCGTAAAGCAGGGAACGATACGTGCGGAACTTTCTATGCCGGACATCATTCGGGGTCAACATGAGAACCCCTCGACTGCATGGACAGTTGTTCTTCACGCTCCATCAGGTGACTGTGACGCCAAGTACGCGACTTACCCTGCTTGTGAGAGGCCTCCGCATAATCGGCCACATGGTCACGGCCAACGTCTCCCACGACCTTCGAGGCCTCGTTCCAATCCGAGTACACGCGATCGTTCACGGCCACATACTTGTCAGCGAGATAACGGACGCAATCACCGAGATAACGGATTGCTTTGGCGATGGAGTTGAAATCAGATGCCATCAGTCGGCGTCCTCCGTCTGAATCTGAGCCCACGTCTCCTCCATGAGAGGCCGGTCGATCTCGTAGTAGATGTAGGTCTTCCCGTGCTTCGGCGGGTAGGCGCCGAACTTCATCTTGTAGTTCTCGGCAAGACGGGAGCCGAAATGCAGGGCGCTTTTCTTCATCGGCTCGAATCCTTTCGAGCGCAGGAAGTCGCTGATGATGAGACGAGGCGAGTCAGGTTCCTTCGACGTCTCAGAAGGAGCGGCTGGATCGTCGAGAATCACGCGCGCCCGACGTTCAAGCTCGTCCTGCGGCAATAGTCCACGCGCCTCGTTGAGTAGTCTCATACGGTCGAATGGGGTGAGTTCCATGATTGTTTCCCTCCACTGGGCTTGATTATTTGGTTGTCCTTCTACGCCGGTGCTTACACGTCCGAAACCCTTGTTTTGCTGGTTTTCGACGCAGGACGCGAAGGGGTTCAATTTTTCTGAGCGCCAAGCCGGGAGTCGAACCCGGTGCACCTTGGAGAAGTCCATGACCATTGGAAGGCTTCGTAGGTGCGGCACCATGCGCTTGGCTGCCACCGGACGAGGAAGTAAAGGAATAAAGAACCCCGCCCGGAAGAATCATTTGGGTTGGATGAGGGTGTTGGAGCCCTCGGGTGTGACGATCAGCTGGTCGGCGTTCTTCAAAGCGTCGATGTAATGCTGCCGGAGCACGTTGTCGGTCAGGGAATCGTTCAGCACCTTGTTCGCGTCGGCCTCGCCCTGCGCCTTGATGCGCTTCGTCTCGGCCTCGACCTTCGCGGTCTCCTGCTCGTTCTTCGCCTTCTGCTTGGCGACCTCGGCGGCTTGGGCTTGCGCGTAGCTGTCGGTAATGGACTTCGGGTAGCGGATGTCTTGCACGGACACCTGTTCGACGGTCAGGCCGATGCTCTTCCATTTCGAGGTGAGCGCGTCCTGCACGGCCTTCGTGTACTTGCCACGGTCGGTGAGCATCGTGATCGTGTCGAACTTGCCGGAGGTTTCACGGGCCACGCTGCGCAGGTCGTTGCCGATGTAGTTCTGCGTGAACGTGGTCTGCTTGCCGTATTCCGAGTAGAGCATTTCGGCGGCGGACGGTTCGAGCGAATAGTTGACCTGAATGTCGATGTTCGCGCTGGCACCGCTACGGTCGTTGACCGTGATCTCCTTGCCTTCCGCGCTGCCGCCGTCGTACTTGTAGTCGGTGTCCTTGAAGAAGTTGATGAGGTTGTTGCGCGTATCGTATTTGATGACCGACTGCCACGGCGCCTTCGCATGGAAGCCCGCGTTCTCCGCATGACCGGCGACGGAGCCGCCCATGTTGCGGATGACGGCCACCTCGCCTACGTCCAGCGAGTATAGGCATGCCGGAATCATCAACAGTGCGGCGACGATGATGGGAATGAAGCCGAAACCGGCTCCGTCGCCACCGTTGGCGAGTGCGACGGCTATCATGCCGACTCCGATGAGCAGGAGTATTACGGCGAGTATGAACCAGATCATTTTTGTGTTCCTTTCGACAATGCGAACGAGAGCATGACGGGCGAACAGCACATGAAGCCTGCGAGAATGCTCCACGGGCCCGCATAGGGTTGCAGTGAGAGAATCAGGAACCCGGTCGCCGCCAACGTCAGACAAGTGATTGTCTTCGTGTTCTCATGCCGGTGCCGGCGTTCATCAGGTGAATGCTGCCAGCCGGAGCAGTGAGCCCCATACGTTTTCCTGTTCATGACATGTCCTTTCCGCGTGGCCGGGCTCGGATTCGAACCGAGAACGTCCTTGCCGTCACCGTGTTGCAATGTTGACCAACCGTGAGAGATGTATGACGAGTCCTATGGCGTGGTGACGATGGTGCGTGTCCAGATACCCCGAAGGGTTCCGGCCGATGGTTGCCGCAGCAGATCGCAGTATGGTATTTATTTGCCTGTAGTCGATAGGTGGATAAAAAACGACCCACTGCGGCAAGACTTGTTATTCCTCGTTCTTCTCGTCGGCGCAGTCGGCCAGGTCTTCAAGGGCCTTGGCGGCGAAACGCGCCTGACTTGGAGTGAGGGGGCGGGCACCGTAATCGGTGTCGATTTCCGCGTTGATAAGACCATCTTCGGTGACGTTGCCGGTGAAGTATTCACGGGTGCGACGCTCCTCGACCACGAGCTTCTGGGAGAGGTTACGATTCTGACTAAGCATTGTTTTCTCGATTCGGAGAGGAGGTGTTTTTTATGGCTAGTGAAGCGGAGAACTATGCAAGTTCCGCTTGCGATGATTTCAATGCAGCAGCAAGGCTGTCAGCTGACCCAGCTCAGCGGAAGATGGCGTACGGTCTAGCGAATCTCGCGGCTGCAATCGTCCATATCTCTCGTGAAAACGCCGTGCTGCAATCTCAGTTGCGGCAAACCCGTTCGTGAGGCGGCTGGCGTTCATGTCGCTACGTGGGTCTGACTGGGGGGAGCCAGTTAGTCTCGCGTGGCGGCGAGTCCAAGTTGGGGTCTGATAGACACTCATGCTGTTACCTCCAAGTCAGGCGTCCCAGTGCCGAAGAACTTCTCCTGCATGTCCACTGGGATGGTGAGCAGTTCCTCGAAACTGACTCCGAGCGCTTCGCAGATCATGTCCAGTTCATCGACTTTGAAGGCCGGTTGGCCTGCGAGTCGGCGGGAGAGTTTGCTTACGTCCCATCCGAGTTTCGCTGCAAGCCATCGGAGGCTTTTCTGTGCGATGAAGAGTCGGTATCGAATGCCGGCTGTTGTAAGTTTCTGTGTGCTGCTCATATCTATTAACTTAGCATATGCCAAGTTTCCGTCAAGACTAGACACGCCGTATCGCATATGCTAAGATTTAAGTATGGCTAATCCAAATGATTTCCGCGAAATGTCTGCGTTCGCCTTGGCATTTGCGACGGAGTATAAAAAGTACATGAAGGCGCACAAGGTAAGGCAGCGTCAGATTGCTGAATACCTCGGTTTCACCGAAGCGTATGTCAGCGAAAGGGTCAACGGCAAAAGGGCCATCGACACCAACGACGTAGATGCTCTTGCCGCATTATCGGGCACCACCGGCCGTTCGTTGATGATCGAACTGGCTCGTCTCACCAAGGAAACATTGCGCCAGCCGGTATCCGAGACAGCCTCGGTGGTGTCCCAGCTTGAAAAGGTCATCGGCAGAAAGATAGAAGTAGAGAAGGCCGCTTATCGGGATGATAACAAGCGTGCGGAGTCCGGTCGTAGTGAAGACCTGGACTGACCTCACCAGTGAGGCCCAGCGCATGGGAGTCCTCATAGAGGATAAGGATTTCGACGGGACGCAGTGCGGGGAATACGATCCCGATACCCGCACCGCGTACATCGACCCCACCATGAGCATGGGACAACGGGTATGCACGTTGCAGCATGAGCTTATCCACGCCAGGCATTTCGATGACGGACTCAGACTATTGAGCCGTGATAAGGAGGAGTGTCTGACCCGCAAGGAGACCGCGTTGGCGTTGATTAACCCCGTGGACTACATGCACGCCGAAGACCTGTACGGGGGAGAACCCTATGCGATGGCGCAGGAACTTCGTATAACCGTCAGCGTCCTACAGGACTATAGACATTGGCTGCACGACAACCTAGCCATATCGAGTTAGGATTAAGGCACCAGTTCAATGGATAGAAGGGAATAATTTTGAGCGAGCCTGAACAGAATTGGCCTGAATCGGAACCGGACAAGTCAAAGCCAGAGATGACGCAGGAAGAACTGCAACGCCAGCTATTGGAGACACAGAAAAGACTCGTGGAATTGCAGGAGCAGCAGATAAGGAAGAAGGATTCTCAATCCGACAATCACGATACCGGCATCGGCAAATCCGTTGTGAGCATTCTTATTGCAGCGGTGATCATCGCCGTGGTCGGCTTCGTCATTCATGACTACACCAAAACGAAGGAAGTCAATGAACATGCCTCCGACAATATTAGTGATGCGCTGAATCTAGGCAGCGGCTCACCGACCGACATCTTTCTATCGTCCTTGCCGATGCAACCATGATAATCAAGCATGGGACATAAAATTCATAAACTATTGACCCAATGAAGAGAAGGGGAAACAACATGAGCTCGCCGGTTTACCAGCCCATGCCGCCAGCAGGCATGCAACCATCACAGCCTGTATCTCATAGGCGTAAAAAGGGAATCACGATTCCGGTGCCGGTTTTCGTCTTGTTGATTATCGGTATCATCGTCGCACTGTTCGTGGGCATGCTTTTCGGTGTCGGAGCTATGAGTGAAGAAGTCAATTCCGCTCAACAATCGTCGTATGCATGGGAGGATAAATACAAAGCCGCGAAGGTCCAGTTGAACGGATATGTGAGCGCTCCGAGCGTAGCGCCCGATACGATGGGAGCCTGCGGTGTCCTCTTCGATGGTGATCAGTCCCTGATTGATGATGTGGCAGCGGTATCTGGGTACTTCCGCGATTCGGCTAACCATGATGCCGTCCAAGCCTTCTCGGGAGCTTCATTGGCGGTCAAGACAATCAACGAGGCATTCCCGAAGGCCGATCCCGATATGAAAGCGAGTCTTGCCGCATTGAATGCTCCGATGTTGAAGATTGTGTATGCGACACAGAATCTTGGTTACGCTGATGCCCAATACGACAGCCTTCAAGTGCTATCTGATCTGAATAGCGTCATGGAATCATGTGTTGCTGTCGGATATACGGCGAAGCAGTAAACGAAAGACAATGGTCTCGTCTTCCTGTATTGGAGAACGGGACCATTTTGTATACCACTACAATATGATGGTCAGGTGTGTTTCCTAGTGGAGGGCCATACCTCATGGTTCGGGTCCCACCAGAGAATGTGGAACTCGTTGCCTACAAGGAAACCGTACAGGCGTTCGGTGCCGCCCAATCGGAACCGGGCCAACGCATCGCCTTCGCGTTCATAGTATTTCGCCAGCCGGTCCTGTGGCGTCTGGTTGGGGCATTGGGTGAAATCAGGGTAGCAGGTGAACGCCTTATATGAGGGGCTAATGATATCGCCCACCGTGGCCTTTTCGAAGTCACGCATCTTCAGCAACAACAGCCGATGCTCCTCGTCGCTCATGTGCGCGAGCGACCATGGGCAGTCGGCCTCCAGGTCAACGCAGTCGAAACGGAATACGATGCGACGGTTCACGGAATCCTTGGGAATCTCCGTGGCGGATTCGGGGACATGATAGCTTTTCGCCACGTGATGCGCGGGCACACGTTTTGAAGAGCTCGGGGCTTTGGCCTTGATGCTCTTGGTCTTGCTGCGGTGGCCCACTATTCGGTGAGGCTCCCATAGTATTCGGCCATGGCCGCTTCAGTTATCTCGGTGTTGCAGATGGCTCCCTGCGGGAGACCGCCTCGCGCATCCCTCCACGGGCGTTCGCTGTGGGTAAGTTCGCTCAACTGGTAAGCTCCCATTTCCCCGTAGGCATTCAACACCGCGTCTATGGTGTTGATGCCGTCCTCGTCAATGTTGGACGGGTCGCCGTGAATGTCCTCGCGCGTGATCTTGAACATGCCCTTGTGCGCATGGTATAGGTCGGGGCACACCGGGCCGTTGGCCCACGCCTCGAACCGTTCGGGGAACAGACGCCGTTCATCCCATACGAGGGACCATGCCTGTGAATAGTAGCAGAGCTTTTCCAGCTTCATGGTGGTCATGACGCCGAGCTTGTCCAGTACATAAGCGGCCACGTCGAATATGCTTGTCATGGTGCGCCTCCGTAACGTTCCTTCCGCTGGACATTCAAGGTGATTAACTTACTCTTCCATTGTATGGCCGGCAAGTTTCGGCGCGCCATGGTCAGGCCTTCCATTCGATCTGCTTCAAATCGAGCCCGTCGCTTATCGTCTCCATGCCACGCATCAAATCCTCTATCGGCACGGTGCGGTAATGCTCGCTCATTTCCGCGGACGAATGGCCCACGATGCGTTGGATGATGCCGGGATCAACCTTCATGTGGAACAGGAGGCTGACCACCGAGTTGCGGCATTCATGCCCGTACCGGTTCTCATAATCGGGGATGCCCGCTTTGCGCATGAGATCGCGAAACGAGGCCCTGTCATCCAACGCGGCCAACGGCATACCCTCGCGCGTCCTGAATATCAGGTTGTACGGGTTCGGGATGATGCTCTCCGTGGCTTCCAGATACCGGTGCATGACGGTGCCCAACTGGGGGATGATGGGCACGACCTTGCCTCTCGCGGACTTCGGCGGCGTCAACGCATACCCCTTGCACAGGTGTATCATGTCGTATCCGTCCGGCACCCTCCACCGGTATCGGGGGCAGCTCGAAGGCCGTTTGAAACCGCACGGGTACCTTCCGTCCCTGCCGGGCTCCCCGCACCCATGCTCCTTGTCGAGGCTTTCCAGCTTCCAGTTCACCGTGTAGGTGCCTATCCATATCTCGCCGCTGTCCGGTGTCTCCAACGTCTTGTCCCGCCACAGGTCGAGATCGTCCAATGTGGCCCCCAGTATCTCACCCTGCCTCATGCCGGTGAGCAGCCTCCACCATTGGCGTGCGCCCATGAACAGGTCGTCGGAGGACGCTTCGAGCATGTCCTGCATCTGCTTCACGGTGAACGCCTTGCGGTCCTGCGTGCCGCTGCGCTTGTCCGTCGAAACGACCACGGGCCCGTTGATGGTGCGCCGGTCCCCGGCCAATCCCGTGTCCCTGCGTTTCGGCCCCCCCGCGCCCGGGCCCGCCCGGGGGGCGGGCAGCCGGG